CACAGACCGGAATCGACACAGCCCGCGCCGTGACCCCCGCCAGCCTCGCCAGCCGCATCGCTACAACATCACGCGCAGGGATTGTTGAGCTTGCCGACAACACCGAGACACAGGCGGGAACGGACACCACCCGCGCTGTCACGCCTGCATCGCTTGCGTCAAGAACCGCCACAGACGCACGGGCAGGAATCGTGGAGCTGGCAACAAATGCCGAAACGCAAACGGGCACAGCCGCAGATCGTGCAGTCACGCCTGCAAGCCTCGCCAGCGCAGCCGCGCTCTTTGTCCCGCCTGGCGCAGTCCTGCCATTTGCCATGAATGTCGTGCCATCGGGCTGGCTGGCTGCAAATGGCGCGGCGGTTTCACGGACCACATATGCCTCTCTGTTTGCCGCCATCGGCACGCTCTACGGAGTAGGGAATGGCAGCACGACTTTTGCCCTTCCAGACCTGCGCGGATACTTTGTGCGCGGCAGCGGGACAAATGCGGACGGGACGGCGGCGGGAACTTTTGGGGCGAAGCAGGCGGATGCTTTCCAAGGACACCGACATGAGGCAGAGCAAACTTCGACTTTTGCAGGGCCGACAGGAACAGCGCAGGGAAGCGATGCTCAAGCGAATTCCCAAACAACAGGGGATCCAGTAACAGATACCGTCAACGGAACTCCTCGCACCGCATCCGAAACCCGCCCCAAAAACATCGCCCTCCTCTACTGCATCAAAATTTAGGAACGCCCCGCAGAAGACACCGCAACGCGATCATCGCAATCTCACACCCGCAACCGCAACCCACTAAAAAACCATGTCAAATTTTCTCCACGGCGTCGAAGTCCAAGAAATCACCGGCGGGCCACGCCCGATCAAAACCCTCTCGTCATCTGTTATCGGCCTCGTCGGCACCGGCAACACCAGCGTAGATTTTCCGCTTAACACACCCGTCCTCGTGACATCGCCAACTGGCCTATCGACCAAGCTCGGCGCAACCAGCTACCTCGCAAAAGCCATAGAGGCGATTTACAAACAGACCGGAGCCGTTGTCGTGGTGGTGCGGGTCGCTGCCGCTGCGGATGTCGCCGGAAGCTCCAGCTTGCTGACAGGCGTGCACGCCCTCCGCAAAGCCCAATCTGAACTTAACGTAACGCCCCGCATCATCGTCGCGGAAGGCGCGTATGCAACCACCACGATTGACGATGTGAAAGCCGTCGCCTCCTCTCTCCGTGCGGTTGCCATTGCTGGCCTCGTTTCCAGCGTTGCAATAATTGACACCGCGACAGAAGCGTCTGCATGGGTCACAGCCAACGGCAACGGCCGCATGTATGCAATCTGGCCAGCAGTAAACGGCGGCGAAGACCCCGCGCCTTACGTGGCCGGCGTCATGGCCCGCATCGACAACGAGCGCGGGTTCTGGTGGTCGCCATCGAACAACGAAGTTTTTGGCATCGAGAAAATCGACAAGGCCGTTGATTTCGTTCTCGGCGATACCTCCTCACTGGCGAACGTGCTGAACCTCGGCAATGTCGCCACCTTCATCCGCAGCGGTGGATTCCGCCTCTGGGGCAACCAGACCGGATCGACCGATGCGAAATACCAATTCGTGAATGTCCGCCGCACAGCGGATTTGATTTTCGACAGCCTGCAACGCGCCCACCTCTGGGCAGTGGATCGCCTCATCTCGAAAACATACCTCGAAGATGTCACGGAGAGCGTGAACGCCTACCTCGCCAGCCTCAAGAACCAAGGCGCGATCCTCGGCGGAAAATGCTGGGCCGATCCAGACCTCAACACCCCGGCGAACATCCAGCTCGGCAAAGTCTATTTCAATTTCGATTTCACGCCGCCTTACCCAGCCGAGCACATCACATTCCGTGGCGAGCTAACCAACGAATATCTCACCGAAATCCTCAACTAAAAAAAGACCATGGCAACCGCATCGAACCTCCTCAAAAACTTCAACCTCTATGTCGACGGGCGCGGCTTCGCAGGCGTCTGCGACGAGCTGCAACTTCCGACCCTCGGCCTCATCGTGGAAGACTTCCGCGCTGGTGGCATGGACGCCTCCGTGGCTGTCGAAATGGGCCAAGAGAAGCTTGAAGCCTCCTTCGTCCTCTCAGGCTACGAAGAAAATGTCCTCAACCTCTGGGGCATGGGACAAGGCCAGACCGTGCCACTCGTGGCCCGTGGCGCTCTCGAAAACCTCGATGGCGCAGTGACGCCCGTGGTCGTTTACATGAACGGCACGATCCGCTCGATGGAAACCGGTGCATGGAAAGCAGGCGAAAAATCAACGATCAGCTTCACGATGGATTTGCGCTCTTACAAATACACGCAGGCCGGACGGACCATTAACGACATCGACATCCCAAACATGGTTCGCATCGTAAACGGAACCGACCGCCTTGCAGCCCAGCGCAACGCAATCGGCATTTAATCCGGCGCAATGGCCAACAAAAAAACCACCGTGGAAATCGAACTCGATTTCCCGATCAAAATCGAAGGCGTCGAATGCCGGCGCCTCACCCTCCGCAGGCCGAAGGTTGGCGACATCCTCGCAGCCGAGGAGGGGAGCAAAGGCGGCGGCGACAAGGAGACGGAAATCCTGACCTTCGCCAACCTGTGCATGGTGACGCCCGTGGAAATCCGCGACCTCGATCTCGGCGATTACAAGAAGCTTCAGAAAGCTTTCTCCGGTTTTTTAGCCTGACGCGGGAGGACGCCATGCGCGGCACTCTCGCCCTGGCCAGCCATACCGGATGGAGCCTCGCAGAGATCAGCGAAATGACCGCCGAGGAGCTTGTGGACTGGTGCGGCAAACTTCCTAAATAAAAAATGGCGACCGAGAAAAAATTCAAAGCAACCATCGAGATCGGCGGGGCCGTTGCTGGCTCGCTGAAATCGTCGTTTGCCGCCGTCACCGGGAACACGAAGATTCTCGGATCGGCGCTCTCCAAGCTGTCCACCCAACAAAAGAAGCTCGAAAGCTTCAACTCCGCGCAACTGCGAATCGGCGAGACGCAAAAAAAGCTGACGCAGGCGATGAAAGCGGGCGACACATCCGGCGTGGAGCGCCTTCGCAAATCGCTCGATACGCAGCGCCAATCGCTCACCAAACTCGGCGAGGAACTGAAGAAAGCCAAGATCAACACGAATGACCTGTCCGGCGAAATGGAACGCCTCGGCAGGAAGGCGGACGCCACCCGAAAGGTGATGGACTCGTGGGGCAAGATCAAGCCCATCGGTGACAACTTCCAAACCGTCCTTAAACGCACCGCAGGCGGATTCGTCGCCATCGGCGCAGCCGCCGCCGCAGCCAGCGCAGGCGTGTGGAAACTGGGTTCAGCGTTTGGAGATTTTTCAGACTCCGCAGCAGAGGCCGCAGACACGCTTGGCGTGGATACTAATTTCCTTCTCTCGGTCAAATACGCAGCCGCTGATGTCGGTGTCGCGGTCGAGATGGTGGACAAGATGATTTCCGAAATGAACATCCGCATGGTCGATGCGGGAGAGGAAGGGAACAAGACCGGCGAAGCCCTCCGCGAGCTTGGTCTGGACATCGGCAAGCTGCAAAAATTGGACACCGCAGCGCAGTTTGCAACGATTTCTGAAGCCTTTAAAAATTACAGCGGAAACGTCAACAAGGCCAAACTCGCCACCGATGCCTTTGGAAAAGCCGGGAGGAAAGCGCCAAACCTACTCAACCTCGGCAAAAACGGGCTGAACGATTACGCGAAAGCCGCCCAAGATGCCGGATACCTTTTGAGCGAGGCAGACGAAAGGATGGGCGATGAGTTTGGGAAGCAATTTTTGAATCTCAACAAAAGCCTCGAAGGCGCGCGCAACATCATCGGTCGAGAAATCCTGCCAGTGCTCACCGAGCTGATGACCTCCCTCGGCTCATTCATCCGCGAGAACGCGCCAAACATAAAAGCGATGGCGCAAGAGTTCGGCGGCTGGCTCAAAACCAACGGCCCGATCATCGGCGGTCAGATCCGCGACATGGCAAAGAGCCTGGTCGAAATGGGCAAGGCCGCATGGCCGTTCATTGAATCATTGGGAGGAGTGAAAGCCGTGCTGGTCGGAATCGCCGCCGTGGCCTTTGCCCCAGCAATCGCCGCTGTCGTCTCGCTTGGCGCTTCCATCGTCATGGCTCTGCCCGCAGTCATTTCACTCACGACAGGACTCTGGGGCATGGCCGCAGCCGCAGCAGGTGGAAGCGCGGCCCTCCTGCCAATCATCGGCACGGTTGCCGTTGTCGCCGCTGGCGTGGTCGCACTCGGCATTGCGGTCAAAGAAGTCTCAGACAACTGGGACACCTACGCATGGGCGATAAACGAGGCATGGACGGCAACAAAAGAGTTTTTTGGATTTCTTGGGACCGGCCTGTCAAATTTTGGAGCGGCAACAAAAGAATTTGCGTCGTCTTTTTACAACGTAGTCGTTGGTGCCTTTGACGGCACCAATGGGGCGGTGGCTGCGTTTTTCGGTTTCCTGGGGAAGGGGCTTTCTAATTTTGGAACAGCCTTCGGCCTCACGATTTACAACGGCATCATCGGCGCTTTTGGTAGGGCGTTGGAAGCAACGAACGGATTTGTTGCCAACATGGGCAGCGCAATCGGTGGCTGGGTGAATGACACCAATATCGCAATCTCGGACTTTGGCGGCAGCATCTACGACAGCATTGCAGGCGCATTTGGTGCAGCATCGGCGGCAACGACGGGATTCATTTCAAACATGGGCAGCGCAATCGGCGGCTGGGTCTCAAGCACGATGACAAGCATCGCAGGACTTGGCGCAAGCATCTACGAATCAATCGCGGGCGCATTCGACCGGCTCAGTGGCAAGATCGGCGAGTGGTTCGGGTGGGTGCGCGAAAAATTCGCCAACCTCGGCAGCTCAATCAAAGGCGTCTTCACAGGCGGAGACGGCCCCGCACCGATTGACGGCGCACGCGCAGCCGGTGGCCCCGTCTCCGCTGGCAAAAGCTACCTCGTCGGAGAAGAGGGGCCGGAAATATTCTCGCCAAAATTCTCTGGAAAAATTCTCCCTTCTGAAGAAACCAAGAAAGCACTGTCGCCTGTGTCCGCTCCACAGATCAACGTGGCTGCTCCAGAGACCCCCGCACCAATTTTAAATACGGTTGTAAAGGAGGCATCGGCTCCACAGATCAACGTGGCTGCTCCAGAGACCCCCGCACCAATTTTAAATACGGTTGTAAAGGAGGCATCGGCTCCACAGATCAACGTGGCTGCTCCAGAACGCCGGGATACAATTCTTGGCGGGATATTAAACACGCTTGTAAACGCCGTCCAAAAAATCACCACTCCGCCAGCCGCGCAAAACAAAATCCTGCCTCCTTCTTTTTCGCCAGGCGTTGTCACAAACGAAAACCGGACACAAACGGACAACCGCACGATCACCATCAACATCACCGCCTCCCCCGGCATGAACGAGCGCACGCTGGCCGACCTCGTGCTGGCTCGCCTCGATGGACGCCAAGCCGCCCTCGCTGGTGGAGCACTCTACGACTAACCATGGCCAATGACACCATGCTCGCCCTCGGCGCTTTCCGGTTCAGCATTTCGACTGCCGCATATCAGCAGCTGGAACGCCAATCCTCCTACAAATGGGAAGAGGTCGAACGATTCGGGCAAGCCCCGTTGATGCAGTATTGCGGCTACGATTCGGAAACCATCTCGCTCCAAGGAACGATCCTCCCCGAATACAAAGGAGGCTTAGGCCAGATGTCACAAATGCGTGTCCAAGCCTCGCTCGGAATCGCCCTACCGCTCGTCACAGGCACAGGGAACTATTACGGCCTATGGGTGGTCGAATCGATCACCGAGGCGCAGGAGGTTTTTTGGTCAAACGGCCAGCCGCGAAAAATCGACTTTCAGATCAATTTGAAAAAATACGCCGAGGTGACGCTGAAGATCGGGCCTTTCAATGTCAGCGCCTCCGGGCTTTTGGGATCACTGCGATGAACGTCTACAAAACTAAACAGGGCGACATGCTGGACGAAATTTGCCACAAGCATTACGGCAGCACCTACGGCCAACAGGTTGAAACCGTCCTCGAGGTCAACCGCTCCCTCCGCCTGGCTGAACAAGGCCCATACCTCCCCGCCGGCATCCACATCGTCCTGCCCATCATCGAAGCGCCGAAAGCAAAAGAAACGGTCTCGCTCTTTTCGTAGGCCATGAAGCCAGATTTTAGAATCACCGGCACCGGGGGCGACCTCACAAAGACCTACGCCCAGCGCCTCGCCAGCCTCACCATAACAGACAACTCGACCGAGCAGGCCGACACCGTCTCCATCGAACTCTCGAACCACGACGGCAAACTCCCGATCCCCTCCGAGGGCGAAATCCTGAGCATCGCCATCGGCTACGAGGGCAACACGGTGGACAAGGGGCAATTCGTCATCGATCAAATTTCGCTCTCCGGTTTCCCCGAACGCATGAGCCTCTCAGGCAAAGCCGCCCCCTTCGCATCGGCGGGAAGCTTCACCCCCTTTCAAAGCCGAAAGACTCGCTCGTTCGATGACATCACACTCGGTGCGCTCGTCACGAACATCGCAGCCGAATGTGGCCTCATCCCCGGCATCGCGCCGCAATACTACGCCGTCCCCATACCGCACCTCGACCAGACGAACGAGAGTAACATGAACCTCCTCACGCGCCTCGCCCGCGATTACGAGGCACTGATGAAGCCGACCTTTGGCCGTCTCCTCTTCCTGCCCCGCAGCACCGGCGCATCGATCACCGGCGCACTCCTCCCCGGCCCGACGATCACCAAGAGCGAAGTCGCCAGCTACAGCGCCCAATTCTCCCAGCGCACCAAATACGGAAGCGCCACAGCCCGCTGGCATGATCCAGAGACAGGCGAAACCAATGCCTTCAAACTCGACGGCGAAGGCAGCGGCGCGGACTACGAAGCGCCGAACCTCTACCCCGACGAAACCAGCGCCAAAAACGCCGCAAAATCATTTTTAAAAAGCAGCGAACGAGGCAGCGAATCCATCACCCTCTCCATGTCCGGCAGACCCGACATCATCGCCGAGGGCCTGATTACGCTCTCAGGATTCCCCGACGCGATGAACAAAAGCTGGACGATAAAAACCGTCACGCACTCCCTCAGTCCCTCCGGGTTCACAACCTCCGTGCAGGCCGAAATCAAAGACCTCTCCACCGCAAGCGCCACAGCCGCCACCCCGAACACGACGAGCGCAGCCAACAATCCATCGACCCCAGCAGGCCGAAACATCGAGGCCGTCACTTGGAATCCTGAGACAAGCAGCTTTGAGTAAAACGCAACGCGGACGCAACACGCTTGCAAGTCGTTGATTATCAGGATATGTTTTCAGATTCGTAATCGATAGGTCACGAGTTCGAATCTCGTCGTCGGCTCCCCTTCTAAAAGCCCGCAGATGCCCATTTTTAAAGGCTGTGCGGGCTTTTCTGTTCTTGTTTGAAATTGCTTGAAAATGTTCTCGAATTGCTTGAAATTGGCAACATGGACGCAACGGACGCAACAGGACGCAACAGGCCGGTGGTGACGATCAGGACTGCCACGGTGCGGGGGGAGCCTCGATTTGTGGTTTTTTCTAAAATTAACGGGGTGGAAAAACGGGAATTTTTCCGCTCGCAGGTGGAGGCGCGGGTGCATCAGAGGGCAGTGATGGATAAGTTGATGACGCGTGGAACGGATGCTTTCAAGGATGCGGCTGGCATGACGGTTGAAAAGGGCTGGAAGGAGTTTTGTTTGGTTCGCATCCCGAAATTGAAGGAGGGCAATCACGTTCGCCTTCTCAAATGGTGGTGGGGTCACTTCGTCGCAAAGTATGGGGCAATGGATTTGAATGACGTGAAGCCGGTTCACATCGATGCTTTCTTAACCCGCCCGGAGTGGAACGGGACAACGGCGAATCAGGGATTCGTTTACCTGCGGTTGGTCTTCAACTGGCTTCTGCGCTACGAACTCGCAGCAGCAAATCCGGCGCTCAAAATCGACACGCCGAAGGCTGCACCAGAGCACCACTTGCTCACCGTGGCGGAAGTGAAGAAGCTGTTAAGCCTGACGCAGAAAAATGTCAGGCTCCGCGCATGGGTCGTGCTCGGGCTTTTCGGTGGGATGCGCATCTCGGAGGTGTGGCGGTGCCGCCCGGAGCATATCGAGGAGACAGAAATTTTCGTGCCGTTCCGCAAGTCCACCGACCCAAAACCGCGCCCGCGCTTTGTGCCGATCCTGCCGGCGCTTACACGGCATCTCCCGAAAAAGTGGGATGAGATTAACGAGGACATCATCAAGCGCGAGCGCACGGAGCTGGCTCACGCCATGGGATGGCAAGAATGGCCGCAGAACTGCCTGAGGCACACCGGAGCCTCGATGCACCGCGCTATGTGGCAAGACAGCGCGAAAACGGCTTATTTCCTTGGTCACTCATCCCCGCGCATGGTGGAGGATCGCTACGCCAGGGGAGTGAGGCAAAATGAGGCCAAGGCGTTTTGGGCGTTGTAAAACGCTAAAAGAAAGCAGGTTAGGGGCGCGGCGGCCCCCCGCCCCGCCCCCCCCGCGCATTCTGCGTGGGTGGTGAGGTTGTGGATTTCAGCTATCCATTCCCTCGGGAGCGGCCCGTCGAACGATTCGAGGACCCACCAGCGGAATGATCTTCTGGTCTGTGAATCGGTGCAGTCGCACGCTCTGGGGAGGCGGCGTTTCCCTCTTCATCTTGCTTCAATTCTTGAATCGCTGTTGCCACGATTTTTGAGAGTGGAATTGTTGCAAGCGGGTTTTTTGACTGCTCCAATTTTTGTTTTTGAATCAAAAAAGCGTGAAGCTCAATCGGGATGGAAACATTCAGCTTTGTGTGAGTTTTTGTTTTCATACTTTCCCACCAGTAACACCGGAAACACCAAGAATCAAATTTTTCTAAAAATATATTTTTGCCCGCAGAGTCAATGCCCATGCGGATGTCAATAGAAAACTTTGTATAGGGTGATCTCCCCATTGAAATATTTTTATTGCTGTATCGGTAGCACCGATAATATCGGTAGCACCATGCAAACAGCGTATGTAAAAACAAGCGTAAGCATCCCGGCTGACCTTTTCGAGTATTTGAAGAGAAAAGCGGATGCAAACGGGGGAGTCCCGATCAGCCGATTAGTGGCTCAGGCCATTCGCCATCAGGCAAAGAAAGATTCCAAGCAGGAGGCCGCGAAATGATCGACGCAACCGAAATGGCCAGCCGCCTTGGAATCACCCGCCCTACCCTGCTGCGTTGGGCTACCAACAACCGGGTGCCCGGATTCAAGGTCGGACGCGAATGGAAGTTTGATGAGGCGGATGTTGTCCGCACTTTCAAGGTAACGACTGGGAACATTCTTCAACAGGCAAACAGCCGTGGGAGGGCCGCGTAATGAGCCACCAAGAAACGCTGTGGATTCTTCAATCCATCTGGGAAGCAATCCGTGCGCTCGGACCTGTGGCGATTCTGGCCGGCGTCACGCTCTGGCTAACAACCTGG